TAATAGGTGCCCCGCGCTCAAACTTATTAACCCACATACTCGTGAAAGCAGATGCCGGAGCGTTCGGGTCGCCGCCGTTTACAGCAATAGCTTTGTCCCCGACCAAATCGCCAGCGCGGGCGTTTGGATTAGCTAGAAGCTTAGCAGCACCACTGGCACCCTGTTGATGAGCAAGGTAAAGTTCCCCTGGACTTGGAGCGCGACCAAGGCTGTGGGTCATGGACTGTTGGTTATCAGCCGTGAACTGATCCATCGCTGCTTCTTGGTCGCCGTGAATATCTCTACCGGCTCCATATTTTGCCCACGTCGAAGGCACAAACTGATATTTGCCTGCCGCACCTGTCGGACTAACCTGATCTGGATTTGATCCAGTCTCTATCTGCGCGGCACGCTGCTTATAGTTGGAATAAGCAATACCGAGAACCTGAGACTTGATAGAATCAGGAAGCGGATCGATCGCTCGCATGTGCGGCGCAGTTAGATAAGCCGCGCCTATCCGCTTCGCACTTTCACTATCGCCAATGTCCAGCGCATGTTGGATCGCCATCCCAACCACGGGGTCTTCTGGCTTTACCTTACCGTTGGCTAAATTTGTTTCGAGTAATTCGGTGTTCTTGCGATTAGCATCAATCCCCTCCTTGGCATCGGCAGTAAGATATTGCAGCCGCGCCATGCCTTGAGTGTAAAGACGGTTCTTGTCCTTAATCTCTAAATCAGGATTATTTAGAACTTGGTCGGTGAGAAGTTTTTGCGCTTCGGCTTTACCGTTTTTCTTGTTGAACGTGGCATCGATGCTTGAGTTTAGCGCCTCACCTTTCATGAGCGCAACAGTATGCTTGATATCAAGATCAATCATTTCCTGCGGCATCTTGAACAGCGGATTGCTGGCAAGAGCATTCATCAACGCGGTATATTTTGCGGCGGCTTGTTTGAATTCCGGCGTATCTGTTCCGCCCTGACGCGCCAAGGCATCCATTGTATTTTTTAGATCGTCGGCCTGCGATAAAACCGACTTCTTCTGGTTCTCAATATCGTTTGATGCCGTGGCAGAGGTAATCGAATTCAAATGTTGCGTCTGTAATTGCGCGCCTTCACGCTGTACGGCTTCCCCCATTGGGCCGGTCAGTTGCCCGGCACGCTGGGTTAGATAGCCATCACTCGCGGTCTTAAATCCTTGCGGGTCTGTCGGAAATTTTGCGTGCAGTTCGGCAAATTTCTGTGACAATTCGTTGCCGTGCTGGGCAATCGTTCCGACCGTCACCGCATCTTTATAAGCATCGGCAGCAGCCCCAAAGAGTAGCGGAGCGGATGCCGGATTTTCTACCGTCACCGACCCGTCAGCATTGCGGGTAATTTTTTGATTTATGAGATCGTTTGCAGCCTGACGTTTTGCGGCAGGAACCGCGATACCTTTCATAAGAGCGTCGGCACTCTTATCGAGTGCGTCGGACAATTCGTTGTAAGGCTGCGCGACCTGCCCAGGTGACACGGCCGAAGTCGGTGCCTGCGAGGTAACTACGCCGCTGGCCTCAGCCGCCGCCTGCTGGTTGGTGGGGGTTAGGTCCATCAGATATCATCCGGCGCAAAACCATAGGTTCCACCGAAACTCTGCGGCGCACCACCACCAAAGGCGCCAAAATTGGTGCTGCCGATGCCTTTCATAACGTCCGCGCCAGCGCCGAAGAATCCCATCGTCTGCGCGAAGCTGCCAGCCGATTGGAGATAGGAAGCATCGGCCTGTTCCTGGTTCGTTTGAGCCAATATGTTGCCGACCTTGATGCCGCGTGCGCGGTCGCCAAGCATTTCGGTGCGGTCAACGATGGCAGCGCCGGTCGGGGAACTCGGATCAGTATGTGCGGCGGCGCGCACTGCATCGATATTGCCGAGCGAGACGTTTAAGTTCTCTCGCATTTGCGCGTCGGTCTGGTCGGCCGACACGCGACCGTATTCAGCCGCGCGCTCCAATCGCGCTGCCTGATATTGATCGCCAGCGTTGGTGCCCATGCCCTTCATGATCGAGCCGCCGGCCGACATGGCGACACTGGCAATCGATGCTACGGCTGCGACTCCACCCATGGTTACACCGTGACCTCGAAAGTCGCCTCGACAATGGTTTCCGGTCCAGGCGTGTCCTTGACCAGCGGTATGCGCGGATCGTAGGAGCGTCCGATCGGGCGAAACAAATAAGTCTCTTCGCGCAAGGGCGCTGGCTGCGCCGGATCGTCCATGCCAATATTCCACGCCGCGATGACGCGCCGACCATAGGTGAAGCCGGTTGAATTCTGCACCGTGATCATCGTCTTGCTGATGCGGCGACGGCGCAATCGCTGCTGGCCGTCCTGCCCCGGCTGCGCGCCGGGAATGAACGGCTCATAGATCGCGGTCCATTCCTGGCCAGCGACCAACGTCGCGCTCGCCAGATTTTCGCCGTCGATATTCTGCGGCACGAGGAAGCCGTTAGCATCGATCTGATAAGTACCCATGAAGCGCGTGACCTGATCGATCAGATAGACCGTGCCGCTCGCCAGCCACCACAGCGGCCCTTTGCCGCCGGGCGTTGTAATGCCGGACGGTACGGCATTCACCGAAATCGCGGCGTCGAGATATTGCGCGTTGTCGAGTTCCTCGACCACCGATACCGGCGTTATGCCGTTCGGAGCATAAGTGGTGGTAAACACTACATCGGCAATGAATGACGAAATCCATGAAACGGTGCCCGCGCCCGACCACGGCAGCCATCCGATAATGCCTTTAATCATGCCGTTCTCTGTCTCATATTTGCCGACCGCCAGCGAGCCATCGGAATTGAGCACATAGGCGTAGCGTTCCTCGGAAGTTTCGTTCGCGGTCGGAATAGCAAAGGCGACCGGAGATTTTATCAGGTGCCCATGTTTTTCCGAAAGGTTTTTGACCCCGTAAGGCCGATAGTACGCGCCGGGCGCGAGGATCGACATGATGCTGTTCATGCCGGCATTGAGAAACAGTATCACCTCCTGCACCACGCGCGGCTGCACGTTCGTCGCATTGCCGTCGCGCGATAGTAGGTTGAAGGCGACCGATCCGGGCTTGAGCGGATTTTGCGCCGTGATCGGGATGTAATAAATAGCGTTGTCGCAGAACACAAACTCGGAACTTTCCGGTCCCGCTACCACGAACAACACCTGCGATTTTCCCGGCACAATTTCCAGAATGGCGTTCGCCGGGGAAGCATTGTTCACATCGGTATAAAGATCGGTGAGCAGACCATTAGCCGACCACGCGACCAGCCCAGGCACGTCGGGGAAATTGCACAGGCCAAGCCTGTTCTGATCTACGAAGCAAGACGCTGGATAGCCACGGAACGAGTTCATCACCTCGTCGTCCCATATAGTGCAAGCCTGTGGCACAATCGTCGTCGCGGACGGTATCCGAACGGAACCATTCGGGCCGACAACTATCTGCACCGTTCCATCACCAAACTGTGTGCCGTTTGTCTGCTGCACGGTCATCGAATCGTTCGGCGTGCTGGTGGTTCCAAAAGAAGTTACGACGCCTTTTGCATTATTGGTTCCGCCAATGACCACATCACCTATCTGGAAAAATTGTGTCAGATCGACACCGGAGCCGCCTGTCATAACGGCACCGGGGAAAAGTGATTCCTCGACAGTCGCGGTGGCGTGCGTCGCGTCGGCAACCGCCGTTATCAAAAGTTGGTGGTTTACGAAACGCATCCGCGTTCCGATATAGGAACTCGTCAAAGCCATGCCGGACGAAAATGTAAGTGTCACGCTGCCGGTCGTGGCCGATGGCTGCATGGTGATGCCGATCGGCGAAATGCGATAAAATGCCGTCCGCTTCTGCCCGGTCCCGACCACGCTCTCGGCATAGTTTGCAATTGACCAAGTGCTCGCACCATTCCATGTCAAAATTTGCGGAACATTGCCTGGAAAAAAGATGTAGATGTTGAGTTTATAAATATCCCAAACGATTTTCTGAACCGTGTTGAGCGCCCACGGCATTCCGCTCTGGTCAAAAACCTTGGCTCCGGCCAGCGTATAGACGCGCATTTTGCCGGCACCGAACACCAGATAGAAGGTGTTTCCCGGCGACATGGTAACTTTCTCGACGCGGCCACTTTCAAGAAAGACCGCGCTGCGGCCTGGACGATTCTGGATGGCGCGCGAATTCAGGATGCGCCAATTACTGAGCTGGCGCGCACCGGCACGCATTTCCGGCATGTCGTCGGCGCGCTTCATGCTGATATCGAGTTCGCCCGATGACCAGTCCCGTTGCGTCGTGACTTGTTTGGCGATGCTCAATCTGGAACTCCCGTGCCGCCCCAATCATCCGGCGAATTTACCCACGGACGCCGCACGCGGCGCGCAGTTATCGCGCGCGAGTTGAATACCGCGCGCTTGGGAGACTCCTGATCGATGCGCGTGCGTGCCTCTTGCAGCATCAGTTCGGCCTTTTCCTCTTCCTTGTCGGCGCTGGCGGCATCCTCTTCAATGCCACGATAAATGCCGGCGCGAACATGCAGCCGGATGATGGCGGCGAAGATCGGAGGCCAGTTGGCGGCACCGGGATCAATCACGTATTTGGCGGTTGGCGTGAGACCGTGCGCAGTGAGGCAAATCTGGTTGCCGATGATCTTGTAATCGACGGTTTGATCGTTCAGCCGTACCCATACCAGAGCGAGGCTGCCGCTCGGCATCGGATAGGCGTCCTGATAGAGATCGTCTGGTGAAGCCGCGACGCGGGACAGGACCGATATCCTGGTGCCAAAATTCCAGTCGTGGCGCTCAATCGTAAGGTCTACCGCGTTATCGAAAGATGGTGAGCAGACGTTCCATTCGTCTGAACCGTCATCTTCGACGGTGACGAGATTATTGCCGGTTTTGGCTAGTTCGTCGTTGATTATGCTCAACTTGTCATAGGGCATAGTGCAACGTGCTCCCGGCGGTTAACGGCCGCAACGCACCGCTCAATGCCCTATGAAGCGTCAAATGCTGTTATCTGGTGGAGAAGCTAAATATCCGCTCGTGCTATGCCAGGGCCAGCGTGCTCAGTCGCGGAAAGTTTTTTAATTAGTCCCTCTGAACAACGCTATATGGCATAACCGTGCTATCCGCGAGCGCAAGTAGGTGAGCTGCATTCCCAGCTATCACCGACCCCAAAGAAATACCCTGATCTGTCGATCCTGTCATGACAACAATTGGCATATCAGAGATTTTATCAGTCCCAGAGGGAGCCGTAAAATAAACGACACATGAGGTACTTAACCAAAACGGCACTGAGCTGAGTACGTCGCTAGTGGTTGCTCCAGTAACGCCTGTCGCAGTTATGACTCTGGTTCCTGCTACTTTGCAATCTATCGTTTCTAGTTGCGACATCGGAAAGAGATTAGAACTAGAGTTGTTATTTCCGGTCACTGTAAAACTACAAGTGAACGCCCCTAAGCTTCCGGTATAAGGTTTTATTACCTCAATGGTCCAGCTCTTCAAATTGCCAACCGACCATAACTGCTGGTATTGACCGGGCTGAAATCCAGAGAATGTGCGCTTAAAATAACTGTAGAATGGTAGTCCGGCGGGACCGTCTGAAATATCACTTATCTGTTGGCAACCTGTTGAATTTATCACAGTCACCTTGGAACATACACACGGAAAAATTGATAACGGTGTAGTAGCGGTGAGTGTGGTGCTTCCAACGGTTTGAGAATGATCAACAGTGTATGTACCAGTTCCCCCAGAGCCGCCCGTGATCTTCGTGTTTGCGGTTACACCACTACCTGAAATAATTTGACCAGGGACTCCCAGGACTCCACCCGTTGTAAGAATTGCAGTCACCGTCATGGTGGTTCCGGAAATACTACCTGTAAATTGAACGGTACAAGTTGGTAGCGCACCAATGGTAGTATCAATGCAAAACGTGTCCCCTCCGGTGACGTAAACATCGAGAACTGTAAACGGAGAACCTATGGCGGTAGCGCCGTTTCCGCCACCTGGCGTAGCAGCAACCCATCCTTTAGAGCCGGGGATAGCCCAAACAGCTGGACATGCGCTGTTAGTTCCAAGATAGGGTAGTTTTATAGTTCCACTCGAAAAAGTTATTCCGGAAAATGGCACTGTAGTAGACGCAGCCAATATGCCTATATCAAGTTCGCTAATCTTAGAATTCTCAATCAATAAGCTTTCCGTAAACCCAAGAGTTACCCCTGGCCCTAATTGCTCTAGGACGCTATCTCTGATGATAGCTGTTCTGGCCGTTCCACCTAGTCTTACGCCCTGGCACCGTTCAATTACCAGGGCGCATGAAGCACTCGGCACCCATATTTCTGATCCACCCTCAAAGGTGCAATCAAGGTACTTCGCTAATCCAATAAGCTTGTCTATCTGCCAAGTGTTATTATGGAAATGGCAACGCTCCGCTGTAAAAGTTTTAGTTATGGTAGGAGTTGGTCCAACTCCGACTGAGCCCGATGCAGGAAATTCGCAGTCAACAAATTTAATTGATCTGACTCCACCAGCACCCAATTCGGCAACAGTGCCCAAGTTGACGGTTAGATCACGAATTTCAACCTCTTGGTCGAAAGCGTCGCTTAATTGCCATATGGTGGCGGGGCCAGCGACCGGCCAGCCGGTGTTTGATTGAAAGGATGGAAAAGTTGACAGATAATAATTTTCAAGAGTGTCGTCAAAAGTTATAACCCCAGTACTAGAATTTGCAGACACAATTTTTGCATATTCAAAATAAAAATAATTTGGCGGCGAACCACCAAACCCCTGCATGTCCAAAGCGGAGAGCATGACCCAGCTATTGACTCTAAAATTAGCAGCATCCGCCGGTGTAGTTAAAGTTATGGAATTTTGGGGAAAGGAAGATGTCGAATCTGCAAATGTAGCGGTATATCCATAGCCACCAACATTATTCAAGTCATTGAGCGACTCGCCTATAAAACCAATATCATGATTTAATGTTGCGCCCTTACCGGATATACGCAATTTTTTAATACCAGCGGCACACATTGCACCGAGGCCTTCTGGTAAACTCACTCCCGCAAAGTAGTAGACGCCAGGATCAAAAACAACATCCACCCAAGATGTTCCATGCACGACATACGACTGCGTGCCGGACTGACTTCCACTCGTAACAATTGGAACTCCAGCAAGACCGGCTGCTCCAACGTATGTCCCATTTCTGGTACTGGTTGCTGCAATTTTAAAAGTGTTTGCAGTGACTGAGCCATAGAGCACATAATACAATTGCCCTGCAATAATTCCGGTGGGTAATGCTCCAGTGCTAGAAAATCTAATCAATTGATCTGAATGTAAACCATGCGCCGTAGAAGTTATGACGCATGGATTTGCAATTGAAATTGTACATACTGTAGGAATATCGCTCGCCGGAGCCATGATTGGAAGATAGTTACTCAACATCTTAAGAGAAGTTGAGACACCCAATCCAGGTGCGGGAGCTAAGGTGTTATCTGTGATGCCATCCCCAACCAATCCAACTTGAGTAACATGAAGGGGACCGTTCGGAACGTAATTCCAATTGGATAAGTTAGTATTCGACGGCAGGTGAAACGTAGCAATAACACTTGTATAGGCTTGATTTGCCGGTGCCCATTGTGGTGCAAAAGCAATTGCTCCCGTACTATTTGGCAACAGGATGGCAGCCGTGCCTGGAAATGTAGAGTTGTCTCCAGCAATAAAATTCCAGTCTTGAATGGCATACGGGGAAATATAAGGATCAGCACCAGAGACGACATACATAGCGAGAGCTATTTCATTTGCTGACGCCAGCCCTCCAGTTGATAAGGAAAATCCACTATGTACTCCGTCCGTCTGGGAAACAGAATTGGTCTGGTCAAGTGTCGCTCCACTCGCGCTGGGAATAGTAATTCCAAGGACTGCCACCGAATTGTAGCCGAGCAGGTCGGAATCCCAACGAACTGTAACTGTTCCGCCAATCGGAACTACAATCGCGTTTGAACAATACGCGACGGCACAGCCACGTTCTGTTCCTGATGCAGAACTCTGAACGGCAATTGTATAAGTATTACCGGCACTATCTGTGATAGACGATATAGTTGGTGAATCTTCAGGAACGATGCCAACTATTAAAGCTACAAAACCGGGGCCGAGAGGGGATGTTAGAGTGAGAACTCCCGAAGAATTTGTATTAACGAATGTGTCATTCGTCGTAAATATCCCACCTGTCATGAAACCTGGATTATAGGCGGAATATTTGTCCGATCGTACATAAGTAGCTGCCCCGCCGTCTCCCGGTGCAGCGAACCCTAGGGTGTTGATATAATCAACTGAATTTGGAATGTTTGCCGATGCCGCACCTGTAGCTGTTGGTAAAGTAATTTGAGTGAATGCCGATTGGATGGCTGCTTCACCGGCAGACGTAACAGCGTAAGCGGAGAATGCTGTTGTCATTACAGCCCCCAATGTGCTTTGAAATAATTATCCAAACTTGTCCGATCGCCGCTAGACAATGCAGAATTTGTCAAGACGACTTCTGAAATTGGGCCGTCCCAACATTGATTTATATCGGTAATACTTTGCCCAACGCCTATTGTTCCTGGCGACCCGAATGATAACGTGAAGGCAGCAGGGTTATAGCCAACATTATTCACATAAGAGCTTCCGTTAGTTCCATTATAAATAAACCCCAGCCGATAATTTGTGGAAAGCAATACTGTCCCACCACCAGAGTAGCTATAGTGTGTGCTGTTTCGTGGCGACCAAATGCCGGTATTACCGGAAGCCGCATTGGTGATTAACTGAGCCGATGTTGATTCATTCCAATCATGTGTATCCCCGTGAGACAAATATGAGACGAACATGCCATTGGCGTCCGTGTTTGCCAACATTTGCCCAACGCCAAAAGCAGACGCCAATGCGCCGGTTCCGAGAGCTACGGCACTTCCACTCGTCATTCCTGTCGCATTTGGCTGCGCAAACTGCACAGTCGGCTTTGAGTTAAATCCTGCTGATAAAAATGTTGGCCTTTTGCCTGAGGTTGCTTGCGACAGATTATATCCGTTGCCGCTCAGATCGTTCCACTGCTGGACCGTTGAGCTGTTGGTAGCCGGTGTAGTTCCAGCATCGCTATAAACTTGCGTGTCCGCCCTGTACCAAGCGATCAGATTTGCTCCGAGAGATGCGGGAGTCCAAGTAACTGGTGTCACACCGCCGGCCACAAGCAAAGATAGTGCGCCGCTCATGTCAGCCCCGTCCCGCTAATAATCCAGGCGGTTGTGCCGACTTTAATCGCCGTGGCAATGCCGTTAGCTGCAAGTGTTCGGGTGCCGGTTGTTGCGCTTCCGGCAAGCGTCATGGTGTCGCTGGTGATTGGGATTGTGCTTGACGTTGTGTTGTTGATGAATGTCAGCACGGTCCCGAGCGGATAGGCGACCGAAGCATTTGCTGGAATTGTAAACGTACCGGCTGTTCCCATCAGGATATGCTTACCGGCGTCACCAAGGACACAGGTATAGCCAGAATTTTGTGCGTTCTGTGGAACGCCGAGATAGCCCACGCTTGCCGATGCGGGCGGGAAGGTCATCGTCGTGCTGTCGGTGCCAGCAAGCGTTAGCGAGTTATTGGCCGTCAGCGTCTTTCCATCAGCAACGGCCAATGTCGAAGATGTCCCCGGCGCAGTAATCGCCATCTTATTGATAGAGGTGGCCGCAGCAACACCGAGGATAGGCGTAACAAACGTTGGGGAGGTCGTAGCCGCGATGGCCCCTGAACCATTAAGTGTCGATGCCAGAGCGGTCGCCACGCCCGTTCCCCATCCGGTCGTGCCGGCAATAGGCAACCCCGTGCAGCTTGTCAGCGTTCCGCTAGCTGGTGTGCCCAGTGCTCCACTTGTAACCAAAGCTGTACCCACAACACCTGCCGCAGGAAGGCCAGTGCAACTCGTAAGCGTACCGCTCGCTGGAGTTCCAAGCGCAGGCGTAACAAGCGTCGGGCTTGCGCTCGTGTACGTCTTGATCTGAGCGGGGGTGATCTTGACGTTGCCGCCAGACTGCACGCCCACAACAATCTCGGTCCCGTCGAGCGTAGTAGCGGCAGATTCGTTAGATATTTTTGTGTCGGCCATTGCCTATCCAGTCGTTAAATTATTACCGGAACCATCGGTAAGTGCATTGCCCGATCCATCTGTGAGTACATTGCCAAGGTCAAAAGGTTTCACGGACCACTTTCGATCCGTCCTCCCTTAAGACGTGGCTGCCATCTTCGCGGAGGACGTAGTTGGTGAGAACAACGGCGCTGGAGCGAATGCGCGCCCATAATATAGCTAACTTGCTCATCAGGCGGCGCTCCCGTAGAGCGTCGTCCCCCCGTTTGTCGTCCAGACAACAACAAAGTTTGTGCCAGACGATGCGAGCGTAACGCCCATGTCGGAAAACGTTGTGCTGCTTGTGCCGTCGCCCTTGAGCCAATTCACGGTCGGCCAAGTAATCGTGTGAGCGGAACCGTTGACTAGCTCGATCTCAATCTCACCGTAAGTTCCAGTTTTCGGCCAACCCGTAAATAGGACAGCGAGATTGCCGCCGACCGTCAGCTTTTGCTTTGATCCATCCAGATAATCAAAATTGACTGTTCCGCTTACGACTGCTCCATCGTCGCGTTCCGCGCCAGTTTGAACTTTGTTATATTGGGTTGTCGGAAAACCTGTGTCGAACGGCGGCATTGTTAAATCCTCTATGCTCGTCTTAGCCGCCGCTCCAATTCTGGCCGCTTATTCTCCTAAGACTGGGGCAAGGGCTTTAGTGGCGGCGAATACGGCGGTGCTGGTTGCATGGGCACCGGCTTCGGCGTTGGCGCTGACGCGCGACGATCGAGTTCAGCCTGGATCGAGCTATCGGCGCTAGTCGGCGTGAGCCCGTTGCGCTGTGCACCGAGTGACACGGCCATGTTGATGCGGTCGCCCTCATTCCGCGCTCGCCAATCATCCGGAATTGATACTTGCCCTCTGCCTGATTTCGGTTGGAGCGTCGGCTCTGGTTCCGGGTTTGCCAATCGGCGTTCGACCTCGGCGAAAATAACCTCATCGGCCTTCGCGGCGGTCATGCCCTTGCGCTCATGGCCAAACTTCATGGCGAGTGCGATGCGCTCGCTCGGCTTGAGGTCTTGCCACTCGGACGAAATTTCAATAACCGGCGCGGCCGGTTTGCCGTCCTGTGCAAAAGGTGTCTCGCTCCATTGGTCCTTGAACCGGAGCGCATGGCGGGCGTCGATCTCATACATCGACTGTGGGCCATCCTCGACGTGATAGATTGTCCGCACAGCACTCTTGCTGATGGCCATAGCCTAACTCCTTGCGTTATCGCCGCGTATTGCTGGCGATCAGACCTTCATTTCGATCGGCGAAATCCAGGCATTGAGAACAGTGAAGATCGGCGTTGTCCCCGCGGCGACTAGGTAAAGCTTCGCGTATCGATACACGATGCCACCCACAAAATTTGTGAAGGGGGCCGCGAAGATATAACCGGCCAGATTGGTCGGTGGGATACCCGCATAATTGGAGCCTAGGATCGTGGCCACAGATCGGTTGGCCGAGGCGCCCCAATCGTGCCCGTAGAGCGATTCGACGTTTCCGTTACCGAAGTTCAAGTCGTTCGACCCGAACAGATGGATTTTATATGTTTCGTCGCCGGTGGTCTGATCGAGCACGCTGAGATCGAGCGCCAACATGCCGGTGAAACGGCCGGGGCCAAGATCGACAACGGCATTGACGTTGTTAACGTAGCCCGTCGCCGTCAGACTTTGCGCTGCGGCAAATTGCATACTTGCGTCAACTGGCAACGCATAGTTAGGCGGGATTGACGGAAGGGTGTTCGCAGTGAGAGCCATGATATTCTCCTAAGCAGGTCTTGTTGCGCCTTCCGTTAGGCGACGATCGCCGCGGCAGTGATGGAGGTAAGCCGCGCCGCCGCGCGTGGATGCTCGCGGGCAATACCCCAATCCCATTTTACGTGCGTTGACCAGAACGGTTGCCCGACCAGCAAGCCTTCGTCGATGACGGAGAGCGCCGTTTGCTCGATGCCGTACAGGCCACCGTCACGGAACGAGACGCAGTAGATTGAGCCCGTAACGGCCGAGCCACCGCCCGATGCCACTTCGGTCATCGGCAACAGGTCCGGCGTGTCGTCCGGCTCATAGCCGAACAGGATGGGGAGGTCTTTATATTTGATGATGCGCCGGCCGAAATCGTCCTTTGCGTATGATACGGTCTGGTTGACCAGCGTATTGTTGCGCGCGGCGGCGTCCATGAATGGCATGAGCGAGCGCGGGAAAATATAGTGCGTCGGCTTGTTAACCAGCCAATACACCGCATCGAGATTGGCGAGCGAAAGCGCGGCGCCGCCTGACGAAGCCGAATTGTTGATAAGGTTCGTGTTGAGGGTTGTGCAGCGGGCTTGCAAACCATCGGGGCCGCTCGCGTTTGAACTTCGATCGCTCTTGATAATGTTCTGGCTAAACATTTGGCCAAGCGCGATGCTCATAAGCTTTTCTTGCTTGGCGCGATGTTCCATGCCGAGACGATCAACGATGGCGCGATCAACCGTGATGTATTCATCGATGAAGAAGGTGTCTTCCTCGCGCAAGTTGAATGTGCCGGAAGTCTGTGAGGCCGCTGAGTTGATGGCGCGGAAACCGACACTCGGAAGCGAGGAAATATCCATGAATGCCCGCTTGCCCATGCTCGCCGGCAACATCGGGATCGCGGCCATCACATCGGATTCGCGCACCATATTCTCAACGAAAGTGCGGGTAGGATCATTCTCGGGCAGCGTTTGCGCATACTGTCCTAGGGTGATCGGTGAGGTGATGGAAATATTGATCGTCATAACTTACTCTCCTGTCACCGACCGCCGCTGGCGGCGTTCGCTTTTTGGTTCATCTGCGCAGCGCGGCGCTGCTCAAAGGTCATGTTTTCGTAGCCCGGTATTTTGCCCTGGTCGGCTTGTGTCTGGCGTCCGCGCTGATCGAAGCCGGCACCGCCCTGGTTGGAGAACTGGCGGATCACTTCCTCGAAAGTTTCAACCATCGAGGCGACCGGGTAAGCTTTGAGTTGCGCGATCAGCACATCGGCCTTTGGCCCGACGCGGGCTTTCAGCCAAGTGTCGATGCTGTCGATGCGCTGCGGGCCGGCGGCACCAAGCTTGGCAATTTCGGCGGTGCGCGCTGTGGCAACCTTTGTCGCTTCCGAGATTTTGTTCGCGGCATAGACGCCTAGCATGTCGCTGAATGCTTCCTGATCGAGCCCGCGCGCGTGCGCTATTTCCGCCGCCTGCTTGAGACCGGGATCGTCCTTGATAAATTCAAAGGTCATGCCTTCCGGTGGCTTAAATCCGGCCGGAAGCTTGACTTCGTAGCCGGCAGCGTCCTTCGGAAGCGAGTTTTTGCGAATGTCCTGTTCGGCCTTGAACGCGCTCAGCGAGTCGTAATCCTTGCGCAGATCGGTAGCCTTGAGTTCGTTCTTCGCCGGGTCCCAATATTTCTCGGGCACCCACTCCGGCCGCTGCGGCGCTTGCTGTTGCTGGGTCTGCTGACCGCTATCGGTCTGCTGCTGGGCCGCCGCGTCTTTTTGCGCCTGCTGGCCCTGCGATGTGGACTGGCTGTTGGTGCTGGTAGATGACTGGCCGCTCGCCTGCTGCGAGTTTCCGCCTTGCGTCGTCTGATCCGTCACCTACTGGCTCCACCATTGCTTCGGCCATCACGGCCATAATTTCTGTGGCCAACTTGCGGCGGCCAAAATTTTCTCGCAACGCACCGGCCTCGGAATCGGTCGGCAAACCCATCACTACCTTCTGCAATTTCAGGTAAAACAGCACTCCGTCCGGCGTGCGCGCAAAACGCTGTAAGGCTTCGTTGCAAAGCTTGTCGTCAATCATTGAACGGCCGTTGTGGGTTGCGGCTGCACGTTGCCGAGGTGTCCTTTCACGAGCTGCGCGATCTGCGCCACGGCGGCGTTGACCTGATCGGCCGGACGCAACTGCAACATGCGATCGCGCGTCTTGTCGAGGAATGCCTTGATCGTCGCATTGCCATCGACGAAAGCCTTGAACTCTTCGGGGAATGCCTGCGACAGAATTTGAATATTGCGTACCGCGGTAGCAATTTCCTGTTGCTCGCCCGCGCGCTGTGCCGGATTGACAGGGCGCAACGAAACGACATTGCCATCGACGCGGATCGGCTGAATCACGCCGCGTTTTTCGAGCAGATATTTGTAGCGCAAGAAAATCTGCGCCGGGCCTTCCTGCCAGAACGTCAAGCCGGGCGTGCCGATGCGGCGCTGGGCGCGCGCTAGTTCGTCCATCCATTGTCCGAGGGTCGGCGGCGTGTCACCGCGTTGCTCGGGATAATCAACATAGAATTGCTTGCGCAGCCGGCGGATTTTGTCATCGACCGCATAAATGCCGGCTTCCGGCGTGCCGGGATCGTAGAGCTTCTTGATCGCGTCCTGCGAGCCAACGCGGATTGGATATCCCATGCCGGGCTCAAGGCCCTGTTCGATCGCCGCAAAGCTGTCGTCGGGGAAGCCCATCGGCGGCGTCAGGTTCAATTCGATATGCGATATTTTCTGCCCTTCAAGTTCATCGACTTGCCGTAGTTCCGGCAGGTTTTTGATGGTCGGCCCAAGCCCGAATGCCCATGACGCCGTGGCACCAAAACGGATGGGGATAAGCGGGCAGCAGCCTTCGCCGATAAGCTTGGCGGAATGCACCACGCGATTTTTGATCATCGCGACATGCATCCATGTTTCGTCGCCGAGTTCATCCCACAACCGCCAATAACCCCAGCGCACTTCCGTCTTTTTCTCGGGGCCTTTTTCGATGTCGGCGATCAGATCGGCCGGAATATTGATGCCGGGCAACAGCGTCTTGACGAAGCGGTTTTTGGTGAAGCGGGTGGCGAAGCGGTCGTCGAGATCGCCATAGGGGCCGAGATTGAGATCGAGTTCGTGCAGTGGAACCGCCATAGCGCGGATTGCCTGCGCCGGATGAGGGTCGATGATGAATAATCCCATAGTACCGATGGCAAGATATGGATCGGCCGCCTTGGCAAATTCAGGATAGAAGTTTGACGCTTTGATCGTCTCAAAAATTGTCTTGTCGTCGTCCTGAACCTTCTTTTCTTTTGCTTTCCAATTTGCCTCCGGCACAAACATGCCGGGCCGGCGCTCGCACCATTGTTCGCCCTGCGGCAGGAATGTGTTGGTTACCTCAGTGACAAAATCAGCCGAGAGTTCGGCGCCGACGCTGGTTTGCAGATAACCGTCATCGTGCAGCGGCGTGCTCGGCGGTTGGGATTGCGAAGTGGCGAGGCGCGGCAGCAACGTACTGGTGAAAAACAACGACTCGCGAATGTCCTGATCGAATGGCACCTTTTGCGTGCGCGCTTGATCCAAGCGGTCGTTGGCCTCTTCGTCGCATTCGTGCGGAGGCGGTGCCGCGTTTTTCGGTCTTTTGCTCACGGTGATTTACCGGATAACGGCTGGAAGGCACTTGCTATCGGTGAGGATGAGGCGGTTGCAGCGGTAGCACCGCCGAGTATTGAGGTGATCGATCCGTAGCGCGCCATCAGCGATGCGGTGTCCTGCCGCGCTGTATCCATTGTTGCGTTGATCTTGTCGGTCTGCGCCTGCTGTTCCTGCAATAGCAGGTTCTGGTCGGGCGGCGGCATATCTGGTTTCGGAAATAGGTTCGACATCGCTTATGATTTCGGCCCCGTTGCGCAGACAATCGCGCAAAAGCGTATCCGGCCGCAACGCACCGCTGCGTAAGCCAATCAAATGCTTAATCGCCGGCACGCACCAAAAACCGGCGCGGAACGTAGTGCCGGCCTCGTTCACCACCGGCATTCCGATCAAATCGCAGTCGTCGATGTAGCGCGCCATCAGTGCGCGGGCGTGCGCGCCGCGGGCAATCCAGATATCCATCTGGCGAAAGCGCAGATCGAAAAACAGCCACGCATCAAGATCGGCGACGTAGCCAAAAGCGCGAACATGCTTGTAGCGACCGCAGGAAAGCGCGCGCACCCACCACGAAGGCGACGAGCGTTGGAACGCCAAAATCCATCGCGTCGGCATTCCGGCGGCGTCGGTCGGCAGCACGCGGATCATGACACACGGCGCATGTCATTACTGCGCTTGAACACGCGAACCGGCTTGGAGACAACGTGCCCCATAGTAACCGAGCGCCCTTCGCCACCGCCCAACAACATATTTTCTCCGGCTTCACAAATGTGGCTGTATTGATTTTTTTCCGGGTCCTCGGAATATCGTTCGCCGGAAACGCGGATGCGGCGCATGAAATAGCCGCCGGACATGCCGGTGATGTAGGTCACGCAGCGCGGATCGACGATCAGCGCCGAAGCGCGGCCCGACGACGCGCGGCGCATTAGCACCGCATTGACCGCTTCGTGCCGCACGCTAAGCTGGTTCTGTGGGTTGGGTGCCGGCAACACAATCATGCGGTGATCGCGGAACACATCAAACGGCGTCTTGTCGGTGGCCTGCCCGCGCTGGGCACCGGCCGGGTCGCCCCAAAACACAACACTAAACCCTGGATAATGCTGTGCTATATATGACTTGAGAGCCGGGGCAAATTCCACCGCCGATATGTCGCGCCCGATGAATTCCCGTTGCACGAACCAATCACCGCGCAAATTTTGCCCCATCAGCGCCGCCGGCTGGCGGCCAAAGTCCAGACCCACTACCAGCGGAACGCCCTCGATTGGAGCCAAGGGCGCATCGGAAACATGCACATCGCGGCGGAACTGCGGATAGACCGGCTGGCCATCCACCACCACCGACGAGCGGTTCATGATATTGGCGTCGATCCATGATTTTGTTTGGCCACCGATCTTTTCCATGTAGAAATTCGGCGGCAGGTATTTTAAATTCTCGGCGTCTGGATTGGGCCGATAGCCGAGCAGCTTTCCCTTGTCGTCAAATTCCTCGATCAGGCCGGGCGGCTGCGTAAAAAACTCCCAGCTCGCCGGCTTCACAAGCGCCTTGCGTTGATCCTCGCTCATCCAGTCCGGCGGTGCCATATCGCCGCGCATGATCGGTATCCAGTGATCGGCCGGCGGCGCGTTGGTATCGATGATCAGTCCGCCCCAGGCGCAGCCGCCGTCCTTCATCGCAGGGAACCGCGGCGGCGACACGCGGCCAACCGCCTCCCTGATCACCTCGTATTGCGCAAACTGGCCTTCGTTGAACCACATCAGCGACGGTTCCAGCGACATGAAATATGATCTGGCGTCGCGGATGTCCTCCATCGCCATGAAGGTCACATCGAGTTCAAGCGGCCCAACCCTGATCTCATGCACATAAGGCCGCGTCTCGTAGAAAATCCCGAACTCGCCTGGCCTAGTGCCGGGCGGAAACCAATCCTTCCAGGTCTTGATCGCCGTTTCTTCCAACTTCGCGTAGGTCTCACGGAACACATAGGCGCGAAATCGCTGCTTACCGTCCGCCTGTACCTGCTGTTCAAGCGCCTGCTGGAAAATATGCAGGCAACAAACGGATGAGGTTCCCGACCCCTGCGGCCCCTGGATGATCTTCACCCGGCTTGTGCGATCCCGCATGAAAGCGCGCAGCACCTTGCCGTCTGGTCGAAAAATCGGAAACCCGGTTTGCGGGTCGCGCTCAATCATTCAGACCCGCCGCTGATGAATTCCGCCGTATCCGTATGCAGCATGTCGTGTACCGCACGCATTACCATCCCAATGTTCCGGTCCATGTCCGGCGACGACGACGCCAAATACCATCCCTGCGGCCCGTACCCAATCACCACAACCGTCTCAAGATCAATCGCCTGCCCCAAAATATGCGCAACCGATACCTCCGGCCCAATATCATGCCGATCAACACCAGGAAGTGTGTGAATGTCCGCGCTCATCGGTGGTCGCCAAAAATAGGCATATCCTCCCGAATACACTCAAGCGGCAGGTCGCATCTCTCTTTCGAAGCTCCGTCCATCCAGAAAACCTGCACAAAAATATCCTCGTCACCGTAAATCGCAGCAACCGTAAGCGGCGGACTTCCTGAGTTCAAAAAGACCACCTGACCAAGTTCAGGTTCCCAAGATTTATTAACCTCAAGTTTTTTAATAGTTTTCATTTCCCTACCTTCCTGTGCTTCCCAATCCGCTCCACAACCGCATTAGCCTCCCGAACAGCCTGCCCCTCGTCCTGCGTCCGCCGCAACGTCGCATTAGCCACATGCGCCCACGCCGCAGCCTTCGCCGCCGTATCCGCCTTATGCGTATGCCGCCTAGCGTCAGCCGATGACCACGGCATCAGAAAACCCTCTTCGAATAAAATTCCCAACGCCATTCGAGCAACAAAAAAAATACCGGACCAGAAACCAATGGTTTGGAGGTCAATAGAGAGAGGCGGAAGGGAGTTCGCGACCACGGCCCGATTTTTCCCCCCGGCCTCGCGCAATGGTTGCTTTTTCGGATCGACAATCGCCTCATCAGCCGCGTGTGATCAATACTCCCTGAGCAAGGGGGCGCCTTAAGCCGTATTTGCTGGGCTTTATGCGTGTTCTGCATCGAGTTCAACGTTTCTTCAATCTGAAGGCAGCGGCGTTACGTCAATCACAGGCTTGGGTTTGTCGCTAATGTCGATCACATAGCCGGCTTTAATGTCAATGTTGACAGACACTTGCGCATCAGCGGCAGGCTTGATGCCCGCGATTGCCAGCATGTGACGTGATGCATCAAGTGAAACGTGCTCGGATGACGCATCAACGAGCTCCATAAGCCTGGCGCCGGCTCTTGGCAGTCCGTTGGCGATGGTTTCGCGTACCGTGCGATCTATAAATACCCTTATGTGCGGTTTCTTCATTGCCTCGCACAGGTGGGTGTAATTCATGCCTACACGTTCTGCGGCGATCTTATATGTTGCTACCTCTCCTCGGCATATTAGCCGGATAGCATCGGAGAGGCGCTTGGATATGCGCCCTTTTTTTTCTGTTTTGTCTGCTTGTGCGGGTGCTGGGCTGGCTTGTGATGCTGTTAGGATCGTTTGCGCTGTTGCTGGCATGTCGCTTGGCTTCGCCTTCGCTCATGGTCCTCGGCTACGCGCTAGTCGCGCTTGCCTGCGGGTGGCCAAGAAGGTTTATTTCTTAGACGCGCGGGCGCGATGCGGGACGCGCGAGGGGTTTAGCCCTGGATCATTGTTGCTCGCAACGCACCGCATGGGATATGGCTAATTCATTGGGTTTTGTGCGTTGTAAATAAAGTCGGTGCGTTGCGCGATTCTGGAAATGGATTGTAACGTCCGCTTCAATGAAATGCGTCGATCAGGAGGCTAGGCGAGCAGCCTTAGCTATGCTGGCTCGTGGGGTAATCCGCCCCGGTGAGGCAGCGCAGCTTGCTGGCGTAACGCGACGGGTGATCACTTATTGGCTGCGGCGCAGCGGAATTGATTGGGAACGAGTAAGATCACGTCGTTTGTCTGACGCATGGCGAAAGGAGATAAAACGTGGCCCGCGATTGGTCGAGACAGAAAAGACGCGAACAAGGACGCTCGGCATTGGCCGAGGAGCGTCGCATCATCAATGAATCATGCTTATCCGCTTTCAACATGCAGGCTCTAGGGGTTGATGTGTGCCATGACTGACGTTTGGGTGCGTCCACTCGCCACTGTAAAGCCCGTCATAGGTCGGGCTTTCGCCGTTTGCGCCGATGCCCAAGAGCGAGCGGAAGGCGTTGAACGGGTAGAAGCGGCGATTGAAGCGAAAGGTCATGAAGCCCTCCTGAGCGTCAGCGATATAAGAGATTCACTGACGTTGAGCGACCGCGCAATGGACATCTGTGTCTCGCCCTTGGCTTTGCGGGCGATGATATTAGCGGTCTGCGCCGCCGTCAGTGTTCGGGAAGTGCCCCGCCTTTTGCTTACCATGTCGGCTGTGTTCTCGGATTTGGTTCCTTCGAACAGATGGGACCGCCTGACGCATATGCGGGTGTCGCAATGATGCAGCGCGCATGGATCAGGCCAGCGTCCCTCAGCCAGTTTGAAAGCCACGCGGTGCGCTTGTTCGACTTTGCCGGCGACAGTGATTGCACCATAGCCATCCGCTCTTTTGGCACCTATCCATATATGGCAAGGACCAAGTTCGGGACGATGGGCCGGAACGGGACCATTGAAGTTGACAAATCGCTCAAAGCGTTTGGCGACGGACTTGGGTTTCGGGCCGGGCTTCATGGGAGACACTCCTATAAGGATGTTTCGGAGTATACTCCATTCACACACACCTGTCACCGGCATCAATGCGAGTTGCCGGTAAATTTCATGCGCCGTGGCGTACCGGGTAAGGCCAAGCTGGCGCTGGAATTGAACGGCGGACAGGCCGGGAGTCATGCTGGAAATGAGGTAAGCGCCCCAAAACCAAGTCGTGAGCGGCGTATGGGTACGCTCCATGACCGTGCCGACCGTCAGGGACGTTTGCAGGCGGCACTTGCGGCAGGCCAGCACAAGCGGGCGTTTGGCAATGCGTACAGGCTCGCCACGGGCTTTGCAGTGCGGACATTGGAAGCCGTCAGGCCATTTTGCGCCTTCAAGATAGCGGGCGCAGGCCGCGTCATCCGGGAACAGCTTTTGAAACTGCGGCAGGGACTTGGGGAATGGCAGTTTTTCCCATTGATGAACGTCGTGAGCCATGACCTAACCCCGTACTTTTTCAAGCATTTCCAGTGCGCGGTTGCGCAATTTTCTTTCCAGTTCCAATTGCCGTCGTCTCGAAACCAAGATGATTTCGCGCCGCCTGCGGAACTCAGTGATAGTTTTTCTTTCTGTGTCGAAAGCGTGGTCAGTCACGCCCGCGATCTGCATGGCGCAGTCCCAAACCATGTCCATCAAGGCAGCCTTAGAAAGATTTTCGATTTCGGCCCGATGTTCGTCAGGAATGTAGATAGGTGGCTGATTTTTGAGGTTCATGGCTCAGGCCCTTCCCGCTCCGGTATGAAGGTCATCCAACTCGGATTGAGTCAGGTTAGAGGGGATCAGATAGAGGCGGGGGCCGCCTTTGGGGGGCTGGTATCCTACCTCGCCAGCAGCCTTAATCAGTTTGAAACATTCACTGCCAACATAGACGATTTGGGCGTCTCTTGTGTCAGCGAGACAGGGGTTGCGCCCCAATTTCCGATCACATGCAAAGCACTTATGCATGATCTAGGCTCCCGTCTTTTTGTTGTACGCATCCTGTGCGGCTTGCGCGGCTTCCCGCGTGGCCCATGTTCGGGTGCGGAGGTATCCGCCTTCATTCGCTGCCACTTTGGCGACCAATCCGGCCCCGTGGTTCTTGGCGTCCTGAATGTACTTTGGGTTGGATGCCTCAAAAGCCAGTTCATCGGGGATTTGGCCCGTAAACCCAAACTTTCCGCGTGGGAACTGTGTCAGGTGCGCTCCAAACGACGAACTTTGCAATTTGGCAGCTATCGACATGATGCCCTCGCTGTGGGCTGCCCCGCGCCGGTTAGAGCCGTGTCCTTTTGTGTCCTTCATGTTCAACTCCCGTTAACTATGGGCCTTTCGACCTCTGCCATCTATATAGCAATAGTGGGTGCATGTGTCAAGCGGATAAGCATGAAACGCCTATCTGATTTGGCTTAATTCGGATCGAATGGGACCGCAGCCATATCCCTGGAAAGTTGGGACCGAAAAACGCGAGTTGCGCCCAGTTATCCAAGCCCCTTGCGACCACGGCCTATTCAGCGATGACGCAAACCAACTCGACTTGATCGAAATGTTCATGGATTGAATTGAAATGCGCAGCCGGCGATCCTTGGCGGGACCGCCGGCCACTTTCACCACCTTCGCTCAACATACCAGTGAGGGCATATGGAGCATAAGACGATGACAACTAAACAATACCTCGCCGCGCTCAATAAGCTAGGCCTTACCACGTCCGCACAGGCAACCGCAGCCGCCCTCGGCCTATCCCTGCGCCAGTGCCAGCGCATTGCAGCCGGCGCATCGCCCGTACCGCCTACGCTCGCGCTACTGCTCGCGATGTATTTGCGGCATGGCCGGCCCGCGCCTGAAGCTTAGCGCGACGCTTTTTCCAAGCTCTCTCCATCTTGCGCGCTTTCTTTGAGTGGACCACTTTTTTGTAACGGCCACCACCAGAGCATTTTGAACAATAGAGATTACCGGACTTCGGTTTACCGCCGCAGCCAGGGCAACATCCAGCAATTCTCCTCGCCGCCCGCGAGTTGCTTAACCTCTCGCGCTGGCGTATTTTTTCCTTTGCCACATAGGTTGGGTCTAAACGTAGCTTTTTCATCCGTGACGCTTGACGATCTCGCTGGCGTTCTACGCTTGCGGAAAACCGCTTTATTTGACAAGGAAGGCAATGGCGCGCGTATCTATCTGTAATGGGACCACCACAATCCGCACATGTTCGTACTCGCTTCTGGCGCAATAGCCGCTCTCTTGCATTTCTTCTTTTCATCCCACAATAATCGCAACGTTTTGCCGGTGCCACCACCAGCCTCACCAAACAAATCTTACATAGCTTAATTGTCATCGTCCACGCTCTCGCCGTTTCCAGCGCGCCATTGCCATCTTTCTCCCATGTTCCGAGCGTTCTTCCTTGGTCGTCCCGCGCCAGCGCGCTTTATTGCCGAGGCGCGAAAAATGCCGATTCGCGCGCGACAAAACGTGCTTACTTACAGGGGACGCATAGTTCCCTTTCCTTGCCTGATTTGCGCGCCGTTCGCCGTAGTGTTTTTCCATCATTGTGCGCGCCGCCGCATCCTCGATCAGCACTAGCCGCGCACCGAGCACTGGCAGCATCAGCCAAGTTGTGAGCCAGCCTAGCCTCTTGGTTTGCGATCCGCCAAACACCTGCCCAGTGTAGCCGGCCGATAATCCAGCCAACTCATCGAGTACCGTTTGGCTGACTCCCAGCGCCGCAGCGCGCGCGCTCAGAGCCGCGATCATTGCGTCATAGTTTCCCAATTCTGCAATGACGCGCATTTCACTCATACTAGCGGCCGGTGCTTTCCGATGAGTTTTTCTAGGACACGCGGCTTTTTGGTCGCTGCTTCGACAATGCGTTTAAGCAACATCGATTTTGCGAGTCCGCGGCGCCGCGCTTCATAATCGAAGTCGAGGAACACCTGCCCCGGCACCTGGGTATGCAAGTTTTGCGGCAGCGTGCGGTCAGTGACGACGGGCGTGCGCGGCTTATGCAAATCATTGAGCCGAGCTAACTCCGCCTCGGACCATTCTTTCAGGTTCATCGGATTCCCTTGTTCCATTCGTCGCCCGCCTGTTCAAAACGACCGATAGGCCGCATCTTGATTTCGCCGGCTGCAATGCGGCGCGCGAATTCATTGCTGTCAATCTGGCTCGGCAACACTGGCGGTGGGATATACGGCACAGCTACGGCGCGGGGCTTCGCCATCAGTTCAAATCGTTTGACGGTACGATCGCAAAAGCCCTGTATTTGGCCTATATTTGGCAAGCCCATTGGAAATTCTGTAATAACGCCAGTCCGTGGGTCTGCGATGTAATCGACTACTCCGCGCGGATAATCCCCAAGGACAAGAGCAAGCGCGGCGGCAAAGGCTTCCGGGTTTTGAGCCTCATCCCTTCGATAGCAGCCGGCGATCATCTTCGCTTTCGTTAGGCAATAAGCTGGGTCGAGGGGCGAATGTGAGGCTACCCTGTTCAACCTGCTCGCTGAGCCTATTGATGGCGCCGGTAATGCTGAGCTTATCGTCTTGAAGTGTTCTCGATCCTCTTTGTCCATTTGTTTTCTCTCTCAGGGTTGCGAGTATCCAACTAGGTGCTTCCGCTACGGCGAGGCTTTGAGCTTTCAGAATTGAGGCTAAAACTAATTGCTCGTCGTCATGTGTAAGCTTGAGCCATTCGACAATCAGCGCACCGGCTCGGGTCGCTGATATATTCATCGTGAGCAGAGCGCCCTTTGCCTCACGGAACATTCTTGCGCGCGGGGTATCGATCAATGTTGCTTCTTGTCTGTCTCTTTCCGTCGGTTTCCGCACTTTTTCCGCACGTTTCCGCACGCGATCCGCAGCTTTCCTTGGCTCATGTTTCACGTGCAACATTTGCAAGTAGGCCAAAACAACGGCTCCGCTCGCTCCCGCCTCCACCATTTTCTCAATCAAGGGCATGTTTATTTTCATGTGCGCGATTTTTTGTCCGATAGTATTTATCTGCCGTTTGGTGAAGGTCTGAGCGAAGGACACAGGAAGTCCAACCCCAGCTATCTGCTGAGGTTGGTCCATGCCCTTGCGATCTGCCGTTTGGAGCCAGGCCGTCGCTTCGGACCCCAATCGCGCGGGAGAGCGGATTGGATTAGCGCCAACTTTCGGGGATCATCCCTCCCCGTCGATCGCCCTCGCGCCTTTCGGACCGGGCTTGCACTTGATCGAACCCCCTGGTGTGCCTTGTCGCTTGCGCCGCCAGCGTCTACCGCCCAGCGCAAACCTCTTTTTTGGTTTAGGTCCTCCGCCAATGCGCCATGCGCCAATGCCGATCGCAATACGGTCGATCAGGCTGCGGCAGGTCGCCGCAAAACCGGATCGTGTCGATTGATCGTGGGTCGCCGATCGGCCAGCGGCATGTTATGGAACTGAGCGCCATGAATTTCACCGTTTTGCTGGCGTCCTCCGGCGGCAGATCGGTTAATTTGTTAGCGTCGAGATCGGCAATCTCATCGCGTTTATTGACCACCTGACCTATGCGATCAGCGCGCGTCTTTGCGTTGTTTGGTGCGGGCGGTGCTGGTGCTGGTGGCGTGGGTGGTTCAACCTCAAATCGTAGGCTGCGCAGGCCGCCCATGCGTGGTTTGATATTACTGCCCGGCACGCGGCGCCCTTCGCGATTGACGCGCGGCCCTGTCTTGATCCCGTTTGAGAGCCCCATCCGTGTGAGTTTTCCGATTACGGCATTGCGGCTGATACCGCCGAGATCGGCTGCTATCTGCGCGGCGCTTAATCCTTCGTCTTGCAGCACTTTCAGCCGCGCCACACGCTCATCGGTCCAACCGGATACGATATTCAAGTGAAAGTTCATGCCGCCTCCGCGATGATGGCGCGCACCGTCGCTTCAACTGGCAATAGTGACTTGAAAATGTGGTGCGCCTCGCTGATGAGTTCCGCTTGCCGGCGGGATTCAAAAATAACGCGCCCCGTTGCGCCGGCGCTCAGTCCTATCGCTGCCGCACGATGTTCAACGTCCGCGGCATTCTCGGCGAGTATGTCCGCTTGCTTTTTCAGTGCCCGCGCTATGTCGGTAAAGGGTGCGCCGGTCATGCCGCCTTACCCCGCAAAAGTGCCCAATTTTCAAGGGTTTTTATGGCTGCATCGAGGCCGTACGCAACTGCGCACGTTGCGCCGCATTCCTTAAGCCGCGCCAAAACCAAATTCTGATTGTCGGACAGCCGACCCTTCTCGGCCTTCAATTCGAGCGCGAAGCAGTGGCCGGCTTTGATGATGATGAGGTCTGGAATGCCGGGGATCGCGCCGAGCGATGTAAAAATTGCCGCTTCAATCGGGCGCCGATATCCCCCTGATGGAACATGAAAATATAGAATGCTCGGCACGCCGCGCGTTTTTAGATGCGCGAGCACGGCCTTTTGAATTTGCTGTTCAGGTCGTTGCATTCCGCTATCCGATTAGGTTGCGACCGGCCGGTGATTGGGCGTATTCCGGGGCCAGCCGGTCGCTTTGGGTCAGGAGTCCGCGCCCCTGTGTGGTCCCCGGAATTAGGAGGCGAAAGGTGGGCTGCTGGTGTCCGATGGTCCCTGCGGTGCCAGATCGCGCGCGACGGCGGCTTCGCCGAGTGGTGTTCCGTCAAGCATTCCGAGCAAATGCCGATAGGCGTCGCGAACACCGTCGAATGCCTCGCGTTCCGTCTTGGATTTCTTGCGGTCCTTGATGACGACGCGCATCGCCTTCGTGTCGAAGCCCGTCTCTTTCGCCGCCAAAAAAATCTGATCGATATCGGCCTGGATTGTGGCCTTCTCGCCTTCCCAGCGCTCGATTTCGCTTATGTAGCCGGCCAGTTGCTTTTGACGATCGGCGGTGAGGGCAGCGCCATCGGCTCCGATTTTAGGTTCGATGTCGTCGCTATTTCGTCGCTTGCGTCCCATTTTTCCATCCTCCTGATGAGTTGTGATTCGATCTCTAGCCATCCGTTCGCAGAGGCCAATGAACGGCGGACGCGCACCGCCGCAGACCGCGCACGCCAGCGGCAAAATTCCGATAAGCATTCGGTAATCCAGAGCCGCATCAACCAGCCTCGCGCAAAAAATCGACCACGCCGCCCAACTGACGGTCGAAACGCACAGACTGACGCTGCCCTGAGATAACGGACGAGGATTGCCGAGCGCTTAGATCGCTACGGCTCCCGTCTCTTGAGTTATGTTTTGGTCGGACGCAGGATAGATATCGGGCCGCAATTCATGGCGGGAGACGCCAGAAATGCGCTCAACTTCAAGCACTCTGAGCGGCGGAACTTGATCCCATTGGGAAATAGCCTGAGCAGTGATGCCCAGATGAGCGGCAAACTCGCCGGCCGAGCCTATTGCTTTGATCGCCCGTTTAAGGGCCTCATTAGGATCGCTCATAGGGGGATGAAAGCATAGCTTGATGAACAAATCAAGCCCTGCTTCATTGTTTATGTAAAGCGGTGCTTTATGATGTTGATATGACTTTAGGAAAGAACATCAAAAAGGCGCGCGAGCGGCTCAATATGACACAGAGCCAGTTGGGCGCTCATTTTGGTATTAGTCCCCAAGCCGTCTCTCAATGGGAAAAAGGTGAAGATCGACCAGATATCGAAAAACTCCCTAAATTAGCTCAAATTCTTGAGGTGTCCGTAGACTGGCTTCTAACCGGTCATGAGGCTGCATTAGACCCAGAGGGCCCTTGGTCACTGTGGAAGCTCCTGAGCGCCGCCCAGAGGCCATTGGCTAGTGGCCTGCTAAAAACCCTAGTCGACCAGACCGCCGAAAACTCCAATTAACAATTAAATCGTATTTTGAACTAAAGCAACACTTGACTATCAATTAAAGCTATGCTTTCATCCCTTCGAGAGTTCGGAGGGTTTCCCATGCTCCCATATCGCCCCACAGGCTTGCAGCGCAGGCGCTACAGCTATCCGCTGCAACTCTTGGTCCTCGCGTGCCTCAGCGCCGCGCTGGTCGTCTCCGTGGCCGCCCTACGGGCTCAGTCCGTTCCGCCCGCGCCGGCCGTCCTCGACGCCAACGCCAACCCGGCTACCGCCCGCGATTACGGCGACTTTTCGCGGTGGCACCGATGAGCTGGTGGCAACACACGCTGGCGATCTGGTTCCTGATCGATATGGCGATTGTCGCCCTGCTGGTGCGGACATGACAATCGCCACCGTCGAGAGCGAGGCCGATCTGCGCCATCCTGGGCGCGTGGCTTACCGCATAACTGGCAGCAATGCCGTCGCCGTGCAGGACGCGATCGACGTTATCACGAGGCCAATCGACAAACTCGGCGGCTTTTCAAACTTTATCGGGCCATGCCGCATCGATGGCGGATATGGCGCCCTCGGCGAAGTCATTTTTGAAACGCAGGAGGTCAAATGAAAAAGGATGAAGAACTGCACATTGAAACGATCGGCGACGAAAAATTTGATGCTGCTCTCGCAAAGGCAACGATAGAGGTGCGCCAAGATCGCCGCCTTGTCGGCCTGGAAAAAATCCGCCAGCCACTCGCTTTTGAGGCGGCGCTGCTCGCCACCGGCTTTCCGCGGCGCGGCTTCTCGCTCGGCAAAGGTCAGACCATGACCGTCGAAATAATGGAAATCTGTGAGGAAGTTCTGAAAAAAGCCACCGACGCGGCAAAGGTGCCAGCATGAGCAAAGTTCACCCACTTTACGGGGCTCTTATCACGACGCTTGCGCGTGCCGGCCAACCGCGGCGCCCGGTCAATCCGCTGCCGCTGATGTTGCGCTGCGCGATCAAACTCGACGAAGCCGCCCGGCTCACCGAGCAAGGCTATCCCGAAGAATCCGCACAATTTACATGGCTCGCGCGGCTTGTCCGCAGTCATGTTGCACGCGCGGAAGAGGATACAAAATGAGTTTGGTTCACTTCGGCTCCCGCGCAAATATCCCAAGCCCTACGCGCGCGGCACAGGTCAGCGCCGCATCGCTTTCGCTGCTCAGCAAGAGCGGCCTGCATTTCGAGGAAATCACGGAGGGCCATTTCCACGTCGCGGGCGGCTTCACATTCTGGCCAGCAACCGGCTATTGGCGGTCACATGACGGCAAAGCCAAGGGCTACAGCGCCAGGGCGCTAATCGCGCTCGCAAAGGCGGCGGTGCAGTGAGACGCGATCAGCCAGGATACATCGCACCATATCGCAAGCGACATAAGCCGCTCACGGTAACGCTCACGAACGAGCAACACGAAGAGATTAGTTGGCAAGCGGAATTTATCGGGCTGCGGGCGACAACCTACGCAACACTCCTGCTTTGTGCCGATTGTTTTGAGGAAAAAACAGAATGAGCCTGTCAATTGAACAACTGAAAGCCCGCAAAGGCAAGCTGACCGCATCGCGCGTTTCCGTCCTGATGAAGGGCGATGAGGAAGGCATTATGCGGCTTTATCAGGAAATGATCGGTGATCCGGCTTTCGTGCCGGATGATTTGTCTCATGTGTGGCCTGTCCGCCTTGGCGAGGCCACCGAACAATTAAATCTGTCGTGGTATTCCGAAAAAAATGGTGGCCTGTCGCGGCATGGCGAGGTTGCCATTCATCATCGCTATCCGTGGGCAGCGGCCACACTCGATGCCTGGATCGATGATTTGCAATGCCCAATTGAGGCAAAGCATGTCGGCGGACGCGAACCTCTTGAAATTGTGATCGAACGCTACCAGCCGCAGATGCAGTGGCAAATGTTCATCACCGATGCAACGCAATGCGCGTTGTCGGTCATCATGGGTGCCAGCGAGCCGACCATCGATTTCATCCCGCGCGATCAGGAATATATCGGCATAATGATTGAGCGCGGCAAGCAATTTATGGATTGCGTAGCCCAGCGCAAGCCGCCCGTTGCGCTCCCGCCGATTGCGGCACCGATCGACGCCAGCAAAGTTTATGACATGCAAGGCAACAACGCCTGGGCGGACTCGGCATTAACTTGGCTCGATACGAAAGAAGCCGCTGACGAATGTAAAAATGCAGAAAAAATTCTGAAATCACTCGTGCCGGAAGATGCAAAAAAATGCCATGGCCATTCAATTCAAATCACACGCGATCGCGCAGGTCGCCTCAGTCTAAGGAAAGCAACATGAAAGCCGTCGCAACAATTCCGCAGCAGGAAACAAGAATGCGCGTGTTTGCGCCGGATCAGGTTGACCTTATCAAGCGTACAATCTGTAAGGGATCAACCGATGATGAACTAAAGCTGTTCATGTATCAGGCCGAACGCACTGGACTCGATCCGCTGGCGCGGCAAATCTATGCAATCAAACGGTGGGACGGAGCCCAAAAACGCGAAGTAATGGGCATACAAACCTCGATCGATGGACTGCGGCTGATTGCCGAGCGCACTGAAAAATATGCGGGCCAAGTCGGGCCATTTTGGTGTGGGAAAGATGGTCAGTGGTATGACGTATGGGTTGCTGATGAACCTCCGGTAGCCGCCAAGGTTGGTGTGCTACGCACAGATTTTAAGGAGCCATGTTGGGGTGTGGCGCGATTTAATTCTTACGCGCAGCGGAAGAAAGAAGGCGAGTTGACCCGCATGTGGTCCACTATGTCAGATGTGATGATCGCAAAATGTGCCGAGGCTCTGGCACTTCGCAAAGCGTTTCCGCAAGAGTTATCCGGCCTCTACACAAATGATGAAATGGATCAGGCAACGAGCACGGAACCCAAGCGCCCAGTTGCGGCGCCCAATGTGATGCTCCCTCTGCACGATGAAGGAACTGGCGAGATTATCGATCAAGCTTCGCCGCGAACGGGAAGCTCCGCGGCGCAGCCGGCCGGTCCATCGGAAACCCCCTCTAACCCTCGGAAGGCTGATGGGCCGGCTGAGCTATCCGACGCGATACAGTTGGCCGACGACTCACTGGCCGCTGCGGCGAAGAAAGGCATGGGGATGCTCAATACGGCATGGCGCAATCTCGACCCGATCGAACAACACGCGCTAAAATCACGGCTTGATACAATTTACAAGCCGGCCGCTCAATTTGCCGATGCCAAAGAAGGGGCCGATGTATGACACCCACAACGCGGCGCGGACTAGGTCGAGTGTTCAATCCACTCCGGCAGCACCACTTTTAAAGGTTAATCTCGGCAGTTCGATGCAACTCGTGACCGAACGATACCGGAACATGACGCAAGCAACATTGAGAAAACGTTGAACTTCGTTCGCCGGATGTTCTTCCCTTTCCGGCCCCTCTATTGCTCAACTGCTTGATGGAATATCACCGGATCGAAAGCCACGGTGTCAGTGAAGTCGTCTTTCCTCATTCGATACACGCGGCGCTCGGTGGCAACATAGACCTCGCCTCGATGCTCGACCATCGAAACGATGCGCTCGCTTGGCTCAAACACGCTTTCAATCTTGATGCCCACGGTAGCTCCCTACTTATACCAGCGTTGATTGGAACAGCCGCACTCACCGCGCTTCACACATTGCCGCGCCCATCGGCCACCGCCTGGGCAGCGGACTAGATATAGACCACGCTGCAATAACTGGCTGCGGATGAAGATGGATTGTAGCCAATGTGGCACGCCACGCTCCTATTATGGGTCAACGGGTTCGAGAAGATCGGCATAGGTGAACGGTCGATCTTGCGGCCACCACTTGAACCCTTGAAAGTGGGTCATTGGATCAGCCGGTGGTTTTACTTTTTGCGGATATGGATTTGGGCGCGGCAAGTCTCCAGGCGGGTATTCTGGATCAGTTAATGCAACCCAAGTTCCGCAGGTTTCGTGATAGCGCGGGCTATTGATGATGTCGTGAAGGATTGGGGCGGGCGCGTTTTCGAGCGTAAACTTTCTCAGATACGCCTCATCGTCCATCGCCTTGCTCTGAAATTCCATCGGCTTTCCGCAGCCGGGGCACGTCACCCAAACGCTATCAAAGATGCCCATTGGACTGCGCTCCATTTATATCTGCTGTTCGATTAGAATCGGCGGTGGTGCTCGCAGACTTTCGTAGTCGGCCAGGGTTAGTATCATTGCCTCCATCTGACGACGCATTGGTTCGATCTCGGCATATGCTCGTTCAACCGCGTCGCGTTCGTAGCATTTAGCGTCATCACGAATGCGCGTGATCTTGTCGCAAAGTTCCTGCATACGATCATCAATCTGAACCTTCAGATCGCGAATAAATGCTTTCGTGGAATCGGTATCTACCTCGGCCATGCTACGTCTCCCGCGCTATTCAGTTTCGTCGAACCAGGGCACGTCATCGCGTACAATCGGCAAAGTTTCCTTGCCATATTGCACCAGCAGATTTAACCCGCGTGCTATCTGCTCAGCGTCGTGCTTGGCGTAAGCGTTGCCGCCTATGTCGTCTGATGTTGCGCCGACAAAGCGATACGAGTCCGGACGCTCGTCGTAAATCTCGTAGCTGATCGAGCCGTCCTCCTGATCCTGGCGAGTAACCGCATATGGAGCATCAGGCTGGTACGTTGCGCGCAGCGGTCGCGGCTTGCGTTTCATCACAAAGACATCAGCCATCGGCGGGGTTCCTTCCATAACAGCGTGAAGCCGCCGAAGTGCTTGTTGAACGTAAGCCTCTGCCGCCGTCTCAGCATGGAACCACAAGCCGTCATCTTCGGCCTGTTCATCCACTAGCGCCCTGATGGCAGCTTCGTTCACGGTTGGCTCGGCTCCTATGATGCTTGCTGTTGAGTTGGAAGGTAGCCATCGGCAACGGCCATAGCCGCATATCTTTGATCTTCCGGGAGGGCTTTCAATTCCAACATTATTTTCTTTTCAGCCTCGGTCGTAGTTTCGTAGCCGATGCAAAAATCAATATTTTCATCATCGAGATTCCAGTCGCTTACGACGATGTGACAGCCACCAAACTCGTCAACGTCACGCAGACGAATGCCAAGCTCTTTAGCCGCTTCGTTAGGTAGCGGGCTTCCGGCTTCATTGTAACAGCCTTGACACATCGCCGGGCTCCCTATCTGTGCGCGGCTTTGAGAGAACTAGCGCACATTAAATATGACCCACCTGGGTAAGTCACCAGCGCTTCGCCGTCATCACACTTTAGTTGCGGCACGGCAGAATTAGTTACGCCGTCCAGCGGAATGATCGGATTTCTGTTCACCAGATCATCTTGCATACAGACACGGTTGCCATGAACGTCTTTCCCCCATTGCATACAATCAGCCTTCGCCAAGGCGGGTGAGAACAAAAACACAGCCACCAGAATTACTTTCATCAACCGGCTCCTCTATCGTTCCCTGTCCCATGAGAATCCCGGCACCGCCTCAAGATCGCCGGGTCCAAGTTTTCTGCCGGCAACCCACGCATCACATTCGCGGACAAAATCGCCGGGGCGCGGGTCGTAAAAATAATCCTTGCTCTTGATCGCAAGAGGGTCGAAGTCGCCAGGCACAGTTCCGACCTTGCGACCGTGTTGCGTGACGACAACTCGCTCAGTTGGTACTTGATCGCCTAACCCCATGCCCCGCAAGATTGCCCCCGCGCCGAACTCTCGCGCGACATTAGCATCCATCGCGACCCGCTGCCCGTTGGCAAGTTCATAGGTAACGACACCTTTCATTTGATCTTCGATGCTGTCGATACGGCGCACGGTCGCTCCTATGCTTTTCGGCGGGTGATTATAAGCTTGCCCGCTTTGCGTTTCACTTTGAACTTGCCGTAGAACGTGGCCTTAGAAACCTTCACCACCTTGCACGCCCCCTCTACCGAGTTCTTGGCCTTGGCGATCTTTAGCGCCCTGGCCTGCTTCTTGGCGTCAAACTCTATTGTGCGCCCCAGCGTAAACCCGCGCGCCCTAAGCGCCTCCATCCCGGCCTTGGTGCGCTCAATGGTCATCTGGCGTTCAAGCTCCGCAACCAATCCAAGGATACCGAGGACAAAGCGGCCCGTCGAAGTGCTAAAATCAAAGCCCTCTTGTAAGCTTTTGAACCCCGCCTGTGCCTGCTCGATTTGTTCAAGCCTAGAATAAAGTTCCCGGCCTGATCTTGCGAGACGGTCAATCCGCCATACAAGGAGAGTATCGCCGGGCCGCAAGTCTTTAATGGCAAGATCGAGCTGCGGTCGAGACTTTTTGCCGCTACCGCTGATCTTTTCCTCATAGATATTGAGGCACCCCGCCGCTTTGAGCGCGTCCGTTTGGAGTCGGAGGTTTTGATCTTCCGTGCTGACGCGGGCATAGCCGATAAACTCTCCTTTGGGCGTTTCGCCATTTCCCATTGCTCGCTGACCAAATTCCTGTGCCTGCTGATTTCCAATATCCTATACGCCTATTGCGCTTGACGGGTCAAGTGGCGTATGCCATATAAACGGAATGCCGCTCGCAATCCTAGACATTGAATGGAATACAGCTATTGAAGCTGCCGCCAAAGACTGTGAGCGGATGGCCTTGGCCATGCGATCAGCTAACGGTGAAAGCGAAGCATGGGTGTGGCCTGCGGCTGATAGCATGATTGAGGAAGCAAAACATATCCGTAAACTCAAACGAACGGAATAGGCCGGATCAGTGTGGCAGCCAATAGAAACAGCTCCGAGGGACGAAAGGTTTGTATTGCTTTTCGTGCCGGATCAGCAGCTAGAAACTGGCCCCGTTGTCATGGGTATGCACTGGCGCGATGAAGAGAGAGACGACGCAGGCAGGTTCAAAAAGGGGCGATGGTATCACGTAGGGAACGGGTGGCTTGGCGTTGAGGCCGATCTGCGACCAGCTTGGTGTGAACCTACACACTGGATGCCATTACCCGCACCCCCAACGGTCTAAGAAAGGCCACCAATGCAGCTAAAGAAACGCATTTGGTATAAGAGGCTTTGGCTGCACTATCGAGAATATCGTCGTCTCGGAATTGCGCCATACTTGGCAGCCGAGTTTGCTTGGCGATTGACTTGGATTTGAAACAATAAAGGCCCGCAAATGGCACCGCGAATGAGACATTGCTTTAACTGCGGCGAGGAATTGGGCGTCTATGCCGACTACGATCCACTCGATGACTGCGGCAAATCGGAATGCATCCGAGCGGCCCATGACGCCCGCCGAGCCGAGCGTGAGGAAGCCCATGAGCGGCTAGACGACCGCATGGGATGGAACGAGCGTTGGTAATCAGGAAAGGCCGCCTGCATTTCTGCAAGCGGCTTGGCGTTGAATGTTCGTTAGCGATGCGGAGGTAGCATCGATAAACCACCGCCGCCGCCAAGCAGACATGAGAGCAGCGCAAAAACAATATAGATGACGAAGATGCAGACCACAGCCCACAGAACAATATTGATGACCTGTGCGATAAGTGGAATGCCAATCTGCGCTAGAACCCACGGCACGATAAGCCGGATTATGGCGATAACCGCACCAACTATGATGCAGTAGACCAGAAACTGTTCAAGCCACGCGAGTGAAAAGCAAATAGGAGCCTCCTATGCAGGAGAGCCGAGCCGGGGTTATCCCGGCCCGGTATGCTTATCTACTTCGGAGGCGGTTTTGGAGTATTGTACATTTCCATCTCCTGTGTGTTTGCTGTGGCTTACGGGGCCGCAGCTTGCGCCTTGGCAACTTCCGTTTTGTTGTCCGAGATCAGCCCACGAATAGAAGCGACAGCCGCCGCCACATCGGCATCGGAAGTCCCTGGTGCCGTGATCTTGGTCAACAGCGTTTCGATTTCCGCATTGTTAGACGCGAGTTCGGTAGCGAGGTCGGCAAGCGCAGCCTTAAGGTCGTCGATAGCAGCCATGATAGCCTCCTGGTTTGCGATGATAGTAAGTGCCCACTTGGGCGTCGTGTCGTACTGACGCTTTAGAAACTCAATTATCCGGCGCATCGTTTCACTTCTCATGCGGAAACTTTGGCTTAATTGTAATTCTCAGCGGCGGCCTTTGGTTCCGTGGTCTGACCGCAGAATTTCCAACGTCGCGATCTGCACATCCTTTATTTCTACCAGCTTTTGTTTGATTTCTTCCAGCAACCGCGTGTGTGTTCTGAATTGCTCTCCAAACGTCTCAACCTGATTATCGATGCTACTCATTACTCGATAGATGTCACGCAACGTTTCTAACGCAGCGTTGAGTGGCCCGTCGAAATACCAGCGAACTCTACCGGGAACTTCTTGCTGATCGGCCGAAAGCTTGCGATCACGAGTTCCGCTATAAACCGCGAGCGCGAGGCCCATGAGGACGACGACCGCACCAGCACCTTGCAAAATCGGATAGGGACCGAGTTGGTTAATCCCCAGGTCTTGCATCACTGATAGCCCTGTAAGCGGAGAGTAGTTCTCCTATTGTGATGCAAAAATACAGGGGAATCCCCGGCGACGGTATTCCATTATTCTGCGGTGCCAGCAGCAGCAACGCGACGAACATTTGCCCCCACATTAGCGCAGCTGCGCCGGCCCCCATCGCGCGCATTCTCGGCCCATGTTCAGGCCAGCTTCCATTCGCGATCAGTGCCGCGATGCGCAGCAAGCCGAATGCCATGAAAAACATGCCAATGTTCAGCGGACCGATAATTACGAGAAGAAAATGGAACGAGCTAGAGCCGACCGCCGCAGGCCAGATTGCAATCTCCACCGCGAGTCCGAGCATAGTGATGGTCATCACCCACTCGAATAACCAATTCCGGCAATGGGCTGATAACGCGCGCGTCACTTCGATTTTTCCTCGAACAGGCTCTTGTCCTTCTCATCGAGGGATTTGAGTTCATCCTTGATTCGATTAACGCGGGTTTGAACAAGTGCCTTATACTGCGGGAGCTTCTGGGCCTGCTCACTTTGCAGCTCCAGTTCGCGTTTTGGTGCTTCATCGAGCAATCGCTGGCGCTTGTCCGCGTTGCGGTCCAGTTGAACTTCAATAATGCGGCTAAGCAGGGGATGATGAATGCCATCGCGAGCATAACCGTGACTGGTATAAAACCACGGCTCAAGAATCGGCGCGGCCTTTGCAACACCAACGATGGCCCCGGTCACGGCGGCAATCAGGCCACAGATTGTGACCGTCTTGCGCCGCCAAGTGCCCCATGTCGTTCCGACAACTCCACCAACGATGATAGGTGTCATGTTATGCCTTAGCGGCATCTTCCGCTTGCGCCGCGGTGGCAACAGCTTCAAACGCCTGATCGTATTGGGTGTCCAAATCCTGCAACGCCTTCATCTGCACCGCATCCGTAGCGGGATTTGCGCTCAACGAATTGATGATGTTCTTTATCGGCTGCACGAGGTCCATCGCCAGCTTCTCGATCGCCGGCAATATCTGGATCAACATTTCGATGAACTTCGCTACCTGCGTTGAACTGTTAATCAACGGCAGAAATGTAGTCATCATGCTGATCGCGGCCAGTATAATTGTGTCAATCATGTTCGATTATCCTTTGATCTGATACTGCGCGATCACGCCTTGCAGCGTGCTTATTGAGGCTTGGAGAGCATCGTACAAGCCTTGCGGTCCAAGCTGACCTGGATGGTCGGTGAAGAACTGTTCCAAGTTGTTCCTTGCAACCCTACCCGAACGGACAGCGGGAATGATCGCCGCAGTAGCGCTTGGGCTACGGCAGGCGGGTCCGTTTGTGCCACTGCACCGAGGCAATCGAAGGTACGCCGTAGCAGTAGCCTCCAGGGCGTCGAAGGTATTGCCAGCGACGGCAACGGTCGTGACCGTAACTTGCGACGAAGTAAGAACAGCCCAATCATTCTGTAGCGATGCACAGGCCGTTAGGCCAAGTGCCAGCGCAAGTCCTAGGACAAGCTTTTTCATGATGCACCTTTTGCGGTTTGAGCGACGGCGTCCTGAGCGCCGGGAACTATGTTTATCTTAGCTTCATTAGGATCAACTGCTAATGCGGCTAGAGCCTGACTAGCCTGAGCATTAACAGTAATCCCTTCTACTCCCGGCATAGCCTTAACAACCCTGACAGCATTTGCCTGCCCAGTGATGAAAGCCAAAACGATGCCAAGGACGCCTGAAGCAAATCCAGCAACCGACACAATTTCCTTCACTATCAGTGGCGCATACGAACCGAATGGAGCGAATATATCGGTGAGTTGCGTACCGGCAGTGGCCGTGAAGCCTAGTACGCCGATTATTAAAGCAATCTTTTGAACAATAGTGAGATTCATATTCTATCCTTCCTATCGAGAAACAAATTCAAAGTGCATAGGATCGGTGCGACCGTGGTAGTCGCCACCCCACAGAGCGCCTTGGTCCTTGAACGCTGATACGACAGTGTTTGATTGTGTGCCGTGCCCGGTATTAAATCCATTGGTCGTCGGAGATATATCTACGGCACAGGCCCAGGAGTGATTGGACCAATTGCCAGAGCCAGCAATACTACGAATATTAAAACACCCCCCCCAATCGCTGGCGCCCAGCGTATCTACTGCGGCCTGATCGTGATTGCACTCGTCCCAGATTTCCTGAAAGACAATAGTGAGCGAGGGAACGATTAGATGATGCACCAGCAGGCCGTGGTTCATCGGCTGCTTCGCATAATACATTTGGAACGGAGGGATGTAGTGAGTGAGGTTCAAATCTTGCCAGCCGGGAGATTGAAAATTCCCATAGAAGGCGTTCTTTGATGCCGTATCATCATGTGGCCAAGTGGTCATATCAGTACCCCGAACACATCACATGGATATGGTCGGCAGCTAGGAAGTTCTGCGCCGTCCCGGCCGTGCGGGAATAGTCAGTTAGGACCACTGCCGTTGTCGAACCGTTCGTTCCGGTCTGCACTACGTTATGGCCCGCTGGCGTAGTTACGTCCGTCGCGCTGCAAACCCATCCGGTCGTCGCGGCTGGCATTGTCAGCGTGCCGGTCGAGCCACAGGTAGCCGCGCCGATCAGAATGTCAAAGGCTGCCGTGCCATTGCTGGCAGATACCGTTGTAACCGGCGATCCTGTTGAGCAAAAACCGGATGCAATGGTTGGGGCCGAGGCGCTATAGATGCCGCCAGTTTGACAGGTTGATCCAAGCGTACAAGTCTGACCATTGACGGTCGTAGCTGCCACACCGTTTAATGCGACGACGCGCGAGTTTGTGCTTTGCCGAACATTATAATTCGTGCCGTCATACCAAACATCGCCATCAACCGGAGACGTTGGTGCAACACCTGGCGTTAGCCTGATCTGAGATTTTGCGGTTGTCCCGGCGGCAATCTTAAGAAAAGACGATGTGACCGCGGACACTCCAATCCCAACGGTTCCGTTGGTGGCTCCGATAGAGATTAGCGCCCCGTCAATCCAAAGATCGCGGTAGCTCGTTCCATTCTGAGTTGACCAAATCTTACCAATATGTGCAGCCGGGTCAAAAAATATGTGAACGCCGTCACGTGTGTTGCTGTCCCAATTCCCCGTAAAATCTTGCCACGTAAACGGACCATAACGATTGCCATCGGCATCGATAGCAGCAACATAAGTGTCACCGGAACCTGAGATTAAGTTGGCTGGCGTGATGCCGGAATTAACATCGGCGGCACCTGGAAGGTCATCAATAATCCATCCCCATGCGCCATACCCCGGCCCACTGCCTGCGGTATCAACTTTAACACCTGATCCAAAATTTGCACCTACGATATGCCATTTTGATACCGCTGCCGAAGCATCGCCAACGGCATGAAGGCCAATGCCGGTTTCGGTGCTATTGGCGCGAGCCGTTTGGACGGCCCGCAACTCAATCGCATCACACCGCTCAACAACATGGATACCATCGCCATTGGCGTGCTGAATTGAAATCTCAGTCCAATTACTAAGCGTAACACCTTCCGCGCTAGAGCCTACGCCGTCGCACAGAATACCGTGCGCGCTATCTGTACCGTTGCCACGTAATGAGATTGAAATTCGATCAAGGCTGCCGTGAGCTGTTGGAAATTGAGTACCGGCATTCGTTGTGTTTGTTAGCCAGATCGATGCTGTGACTTGGCCCTGCAATTGGACGTTTGAGATTGAATAATAAGTTGCATCCTTAATCTCGATGCCGTAGGTGGCAACCGCACCACCATCAAACGAAACATCCTTGATCCCACCGCCGAAGGTCGGCTGTCCAACGGCATTGAGGCCAAAAATAATTTGCGGCGATGCGCCGCCGCCCCAAAGCAGCTTCGTTCCGCCGGTCGCTGTCGGGAAAAGATTTTGATAGCCTTTGCCCGCACCTTGCAATGTGACACCGTTCGCCGCGATGGTAAGCGTGCTATTGTGCTTACAAACGCCAGCGGGCAAAACGACAGTCTTTGAAATCGATAAGGACGACGACGCCTGCGTGATAGCGGCTTGGATAGCCGTCGCATCGTTAGTTGTTCCATCACAAACCGCGCCGAAATCTTTCGCATTGATGGTGTCGCGCGATTTATCCAACATCGTGCGGTTAACCGCGCCGGTGCCGGATTGCAGGAAGTAAATCGAGAAAGGTGAGCTAGTGGTTGGATAAAGCGAAGGAGAGCCCGCCGCGTCGAAGCCGAGTAAACTGTTGAGGCGGCCGGTCGCGTTCGGCATTAACGGGAATGTTTCGCCAGCCGGAAATTGCAGTATGCGGCCGGTCGTGTCGTTTGTCTTGTCCCAAATCTCGCGCTCGACCGCGACAATATCGGTATAAATCTGGTTGAGATCGCGCGCGGCAACCGGCTTGCCCTGCGTGAATTGCGACGTACGGCGCGGGCGGCGGGCGCCGACGATCTGCACCGTGCCGGTGGTTGAGTTATTGAAAGTGATCTGCGCGTTGGTGATCGGGCGCGGCAACGTGGTCAGCGAGCCGCTCGAGCTCGTGAACGTGTAGGTCGATGGATCGACCAGCGCGCCGTTGAGCCAAACCGTGATCCAATCCTGATAGTCGGAACCGTCGCCGTAGATGGCAAAATTAACCGGGAACGGGCCGGTCTGCGCCGTCAGCGTGTAGGTGGTGCGCCGCTCGGTGTCTGGCAGTACCGGCACGGCCGGCGGCGGCCCTTGCGCCAGCGCAGGCAGCACCCCGCCAATGGCGATTAGGACGGCAAAGAACAGCCTACGGAGGGCCTGCATGGGGAGGCAGAATGACGCTTAGCCGGTTCCGCGCAACGCACCGGCCTAGTGGCGCGTGGCAGCGCCGGGCCATAGGCTAGGGTCTCTGTTCAGGGGGCGAATTCCCATGCGCTCATTTACGCCGTCCTCAACGCTGTCCAGCAACCGCCGAACCGCGAACAGGTTTTGCAGGAAAATAGCCTGCCGGAACTTGTGGGTGTCCATCGCCGTCCATGTGCCGTGGAAGGCGTCATTGACGCCGCCCGCTATGCCCTCAAGCCGGGAATAGGTTGGCCCCAACAATTCAGATAAGGCGCTATTGCTCTGCCGCCTGGACAGGGGATGATCGGCCCCGATGGCGCGGAACATATCGGTGGTTCCCCCGCTGAATTTGGCCTGCATCGAATTAATCTCGGAAAACCATCCCATAATCACCGAGCGGGAAATTCCTTCCTTGATCCAATCCTGCGGCCGATCGCTGACCGGCGCCCCGCTCCAAAGAGTGTATGCCCGATAGGAAATCATGCCCATGCCGAGGCTTGCGATTAGGCCCTGCAAGGTACGGGCGTCCATCTGCTGCATGTTTGAAATCAGCACCTTTTCATGGGCCGCTGCCACAAAGGATTTGAATTGCCCAAGCAGCGAGACAATCGGGCTGCTCATCCAAAGCGGCTTTTCCATGCCGGGGGTAAGCACCGCCATATCGGCGTCGCGAGCTATGGCCGACGAGAACACATCGCGCGCCTGAGTGTCGGCCCAATCCGCCGTATTGGCGATGTGGGTGCCGGTGCCAAATTCCTTGCCGCCGCCGTCTTTGTATGCGTTCCAGATGCGGGTCGCCATCGCGGGCTCGATACCAGCCTGCGCCATGCGTTGAATGTCGGCCTGCGTATGAGTACCGCCAGCGATCCGTTCGGCTGTACGTAAAAAGTCCGCAGCGGCCACGGTCCCAGACATCGTTTTCATGCTGTCTGTCCAAGGGCCGTGCAGGTTGACCATCATCGATTTGTTTGCCGACCATGCCAATGCACGCTCGAATTTCGAGCCCGGCATGTTGTTGTCAATCACATCGCCCCATTGGCGCGATAAATTGCCAATTGCCGAGTCGATGCCAACGCCCATATCCTTCATCGACTGCCGCGCGGTAGTGGCAAACCCGTCGCCCATGCCGAGCATCGATTTTAGAAACGGGAAATAGCCGTCTCCAAAGACATTCATCAGGCCGTGCCGCCACACCGCATTGGTCGAATCCGTCAAACGGTTAAAGACAGACGTGCCAAGATCGGCGATGAGATTGTAATTACGCGCTACATTGGCGATGCGTGCAGCATTAGGTTGGGTGCTTGCCATTTCCCATCCGTAGGTATTGCGCACGCGATCTCTGGTCGCGGCAATATCGCGCATCATCGCCTTTTTTTCGGTGTCGAGCGCGGTCTGTTGCTTGGCGCTTTTTGCGGTTGCCAACTTGGCATCGTATTCGTCATTCATCTTCTTAAACACGTCGGTCATTTCGACATCGCCAAAACGGTCGGTCAGGTGAATGTCCGGTAGCACCGTGCGTAAATGCGATGAGATAACGTGTTCGGTATCGGTGTTAACGAAGTCCTTTACCAGCGACGTAGGGATGGCGAAGTCGCGTGAATTGAGCGACCCACGCACTTGCTGATGTTCACCCGGTGGCCCCATCATTGGGCCGCCGCTGGCAATGTCATAAGGTAGCCGACCATCCGGCGCTGTATTGATCCTGTTCACAATCTCGGCAGCGCGGCTTTCGAGTTCCTGGCGCGATAGATCGCGCGGCGTTTTCATGATTGTGCGAACAGCGGCGTCAACCTCTGGATCGGCAGCGCGTAGTCGTGGCTTGTCTGCCTCGCGTCCTACTTCCGCTTTCGCACGAGCCCTAAGCGCAGCCTTGGCGGCTGTAACGCTGTCGCCATGCCAATCGTTTATTTCCTTTTCAATCGCCGCCCGAATGCCGGCGTTAGTTTCATTCTCTAGTCTCAATTCATATTCGTGATCTGCACGAGCCTTATTGTTGACCGGATAAGCTTCAATCTTTTTCTCAAGGTTGGTGATGCGCTTTTCGGAAGCTTCAAGTCGCTCGGCATGGCCAGTGATACGGTCCTTTGCCGCCGCCTTAATACCCTGCTCGCTTTCGAGCCAATCGGTGAACGTCTTTTTTATGTCGTTGTATCCGGCAGCGATGGCTTGCTTGTTCCAGATGCGCGGGAAAAAACTTTTGTCGCCCTTCGGTGGTTCAAGCGCCTCACCAAGCATCGGCTTTCCATCCGGCCCCATTGTGCGCTGTGCGAGCCGTGTTACCGGGTCGAGCACCTGTGAACGGATTTGTTGCGCTGCCGTCTGGACCTCCGGCACGGCATGAACATCGCCGTTGGTCATCGCGCCGCTCACTTCTGTTTTGAAATCATCGAATGAAAGCATGTTAGATTTACCTCGTGCATCGGCCAGCATCGCCCTTTGCATAGGCAGTTTTTCATCCGTCATTCCACGATAAGCAATGAACTGATCGCGCAGGATTTGCGAGCCGGTAAGTTGGCCGTCATGGGCTTGCATTTTGACAAGCCGATCAAGAGGAATGCCACCGCGCGCCGTGGTGATGCCACTGTCGGCCTGTGTGAACCTCAATGATGTTTCGGCCAGATCGCCCATCGCGCGCTTGGCCACCAGCGAGTCCGATGAGAATACCCGCAGTGTCGGGGAAAATCCCATCAGCACTTTGTCGGTCCAATCAATCGCCGATCCGACACCGGGAACCTGTTTCAGCGCCGACATCATATTGTCTGGCAGCATAATGCGCGAAAGCTTCATAGTGCGGGTGTCGGAACTTGCGGCACTCAAATCGGTCGCTAGTGTTTTCGGTTCCGGTACGCCGTCAGGGACGATTGACGCCTTATCGTACAGCGGCAATTCAGGCGCTTCACCACCGGCCTTGACCGTCGCCATAGCTTCGGTTGCGGCACCCGGCGACAAATCCTTGCGCGTTGCATCCAATCCATCCCGCGCCGCCACACGCTCGGCTGGCGATAGCATCCCCAAGCCGGCGCCGATCAAGCCCATCAGCAGTGTGTTGGTGGCTATATTTTCGGCGCTGGCTTGCGGTGCGCGAGTGACTTGAGACAATTGCAGACCGGCTTCCGAAATGACGGATTTTCCTAATCCCTCGCCCATGCCTCGGGCGATGCGCATGGCAAGTCCAACTCCTGCTGCGGCATGGGCCTCCCCCAAGATCGGAATGAACCATGAAGGGTCGGTAGCGCCAGCCGCAATCGATGCAACCGTACCGGACCAACCGGATGCCGATAGCGTCTGCTGATCCTTGATCTCGGCATTCTTTTTGGCAATGCGTGCGTCGGTCTGCGCGGGATTAACGTCAGCCAATGATTGCTCAATTAGGTCGTCGTCTTTCGTGCCGGATAACCGTTTGACCGGATTGTAGTCAGGCACTGGCGTCATATCGGGCGAGCCTTTGCTCAGCGCGTCCAATACCGATACGACAGGATTGTTCTGCCGAAACGCCGCGCCGACAACCTGTGGGCCTGTAGGATATGCGAACGCATCGGGCGCTGGCGTTCCGGTCGGCATACGGCCAGCCGGATTGACGCCCTGTGTGTCCAGCGGGTCTTGGCCTTCGGTGAAGATTTGTGCGGGCATTACGGTTGCTGCTCTGAGGTCACGCCAGCCGCCATCTCGCGCAGTTTATTCATTGATGCGGCACGCTCGGCAAACGGTGTGGTCGGATCGAAGCGGAACCGCTGCGGTGTATTTGAACCTTCAACGGTCGCGCCAGTCAGCGCCGACCATCTGCCATTTGTATCCTGTACGATGACTTGATAGCTAGGCGGTTTTCCGCTGGCTATGTCTCGGTCTGTCGTCTGATCGGATACGAGTGCCCGTTTTGCACCGTACCTGCGCTCACCTGGTGTTTCGTTGCCGAAGGTTTCGCCGGGCGCAACGGTGCCGTACAATTCGCCAGCAGGCGTGTTTTTATCGTAGGCTCCGCTTGCCTTCGTTACACCAACTGACTTTGCAACCGCCTCGTCGAGTTGATTTGCCATCCAGTCGTATGATCCCCCAACCATCGGATAAGAACGCTCGGGGGCGTTCGCCATGACCTTATTGCCATTGGTCGGCGACACAGCGTATTTGAGATTGAGTTTTTCCATCGCAAACTTGTCGGCCATCGTGGCATCGCCAGTGGCGGCAAATCCATCCTTGTAATTTTTGTCGTAATCGGCTTTCAGCGCGCCCTTGGCTACACCTGCATCCTCGCCAACTGGCGCTCGCGCTCCAATTCCAATCGGACCAATGCCAGTCGAGAACTTCGACACCACATTATCGGCGGAAACAGATTCAAGTTGCTTGTGCGCCACAGTATCGGAAGCCGCATGGGCCGCCGATTGAGCCGGGTCGTATGACCGCAACAGCCGCTTTGCCGCCTCGTCAGGCGGATAGAATGACAAATTGCTTTGCCACGCCCGTAAGTCTTTTAGACCATCGGGAAACTGCTTCTCAAATTCCAGAGGGTTTTGTTTCTGCTGCGTGTCCATGAATGAATAAGCGGCGTTCATCTTTGCCGGATCGCCCGAACGCGACATGCCGGTGACGCTTGAGCGAAAACCTTCCTCTTTCAGCAGCGTTTGCATTTCGTCAGGTTGTAGCGATTGCGAGATAGAGCCAAGAATGGCTGGTGCGTTCTGTCCCTGCAAAGCAGTTTGCAGCTTCGGCATTGCATCCTTGTCGAGCAAGGGCGGCGGCGGCGTATGGTTCAAGGTGCCGATGCGCGCGCTTTTGGCCGCACGGTCCACCAGCGCGGGAGCAACCGTATTCGGCTGCGTCGGATCGATCGGCATTGCCGGTTCTGTCCAACGACGCCGCGCACTCTCATCGTAGGGATGCTCTTGAAAATTCTTGTCCTGCTCGGTTTTCTGCTTCCATGCGGCGGCAGCTATATTGGTTTGATGAACGTCTTGCCCTTGGCTCGCTTCTTTCAGAGATTTGAAATATGTATTGCGTTGCTCTTCTGGAAGTTCCATTGCGGCACTTCCTTGTAGCCTGCCATGAATGTCATCAGAAGCATTGCCCATGCTTTCCGGGTGAAGCCTTGCCGCCTGATCGACTAAGGCAACCGAATCCACCGATGGCAGAATACCCTTATCGAGGGCCGTATTGATTGCGGACGCCGTTTGCTTTGCAGCGTTAATTCTACCCTCCGGGTCCGCGGCAATCGTTCTCACATATGCCGAAATAAGAAATGGATTTTTCTGCGCGTCGGCTACCGTAAAGCCTGGGCCACCATTAGCCGATGGAGCAACAACATGATTGACGTTAATAGGTGCCCCGCGCTCAAACTTATTAACCCACATACTCGTGAAAGCAGATGCCGGAGCGTTCGGGTCGCCGCCGTTTACAGCAATAGCTTTGTCCCCGACCAAATCGCCAGCGCGGGCGTTTGG